GGACGTATGACATGGTGCGCGTCACCAATAGCACGTTCACAAATCTATCCGCTGTCGGCGCAGGCATTGAGCTGGCCCAGTGCGTGGACTGCACCGTCTCAGACATCAAGTACGCCGACTGCCTTGAAAACACCCCCACCAGCGCCACCAACGGCGTCTCAGCGATCAACATCACGTCAGCGTCATCGCGCATCATCGTCGAGGGGCCGCTTGCCAATTTCGGCGGACTTGCCGACGTGCATCCCTATGCCGCGGTTGTGACTTTTTCGTCGTGTTACGACTGCGAGATTAGCAACATCGGCACGCCTGCTGCGCCATACAACTGCGGCAGTGCCAACCAGACCGCCAACGCCGTCCTTTGGGCCGGTGGCGACACCGGCAATATCGCACGGCGCATCTACTGCTCCAACCTGCGCACTGCCGCCGTGGGCGGCGCGAACTCGTCTAGCGGCGGGCAGGCAATCAACGTGCAGGGTGGCTATGGTGACGTGTCGGGTCTGCCGATGCTCAACTTCACCTGCCGTGGCAACAAACAGGCGGGGGGAGCGACTGGCCTGACCTCGACTTACGGCACGCACTGGCACGACATGTTTGACAGCGCCACCACTGGCAAGATTCGGGTCTGCATGAACGAGCCGACAGCCACCAGCGCAGCGGAGTGCCAAGCCACAGGCGGTACACCAAGATTCACATCGGCGGGTGCGCTCAAACTCACCGCCGTGGGTGCCCAGGTCACGTGGACGATGCCCTACCTTGCCCTTGGGCACACGGGCTTGACCAACCTGACCAGCGCTGCAACGAACATCGCCAACCACTTGATCGAGTTTCAGTACGACATAGGCGGCGGGTGGAACGGCACATGGCAGACAGCCAACGCCACGAACCTGCTGGCTGTGGGCGCGATTGACCCCAACACCGGCGTTGCCCTCAAGGTCAGGGCTACTTGCGTGACGGCCAACTCCAGCAACTCGCTGACGTACCTCAACATCACGACCGCAAGTGACTCCGCCAGCCAGCAGATTCAGTATCCGCTGCCTGGAATTCAGCTCACGCTCACCGGGCTGATGGCTGGCAGTGATGTGGTGGTGCTGGCTGCTGGCACAGAGACTGTTTTGACCAGCGTAGAGGATTGGTCTGGCACAAGCTGGATTTATGACTACAGCACGCCGCAGTCCATCGACATCGCTATCTACAAACCCGGCTACATCCCGGCCTTCGTGCGGGGCTATGCGCTAGGCAGCAGCAATGCCAGCCTGCCGGTCACGCAAACACCTGACCCGTCCTATTTGGAGTAAACCATGAGCATGCTCACCGATCCCGACTCGCTGATAGTTGGCACGAATCTCTCGTTCAACACCACGGCACGCACCTTTGACTTCATCGCGTCAGCCGATGGCTCAACCACCAATGGCCTGATCTCCAAGGACGGGGTGGACGCCAACGCCATCTGGTCAAAGTTTGTGGACTTGTGGAGCACAGCCACTTACAAGCCTTACCCGTTTCCACTCAATAAAGTTGACAACCGCTCGGGCCAGTACATTTTCGGGCGTGACCCCGGGGGCACATACAACGGCTGGCGGCCCGGTAGCGACGCCACCCGGCAGATGATCCGCAACGGCGGCTGGAGCGAGTACAGCAGCGCTGGCGTGCTGAACCGGGTCTATTTTGGCGCAGTGCTGCAGGGCAGCGTGTCAGCCGGGAGCCAGTGTTACTTTCAGCGTGCCAGCACAGATGCGCCCACCAACTACACCTTCACCGACCTGCCCAACGAGGCCATTCAGGTGTACGGGGATGCGAGCAATGGCAGCTTTGACAAGCGAGCGTTTTTCAAGAGCTTTAACCGCACCTACGGCTACACCTTCGATGATGTGTCGTTGACCGACATCAGCGAGACGGCCACGGGCGCATACAAGTTGCCGTTTGGTATCAACACATCAGCCGACTCGAACCTGACCACGGATGACACCGGCGTGGTGGCGGGTGGCTACGCTACTTGCACGATCAAATACGACACCGCCACGAGTAACGTCACCATCGGGTCTGGCAGCTACCCGTTCAAGAAGCACATCACCCACACCAACCTGACGCGCTTTCAGATTTACACCCGGATGCAGTACCTGCTGCGCCAGAGCGACGACATCAACACGGGCGGCACAGGCGGCACGGTCATCGGCAAAACGGCAGACCTGATCTGCTGGTTTTTGGGGTCAACGCTTTACAGCCGCGCCTTCTTCACGCCAAGTGCCGCTGACCTGAACGATGTGGTGTTCATTGACGATAACGGTGTCGAGCGCGTATTCCCGTATGCCTCTGCCGGGGCGCTCAGCTTCAACGCCCCGCTGACCGCTGGCGGCACGGGTTACTACACCATGTATTACACGACCACACCCGGCGGCGATGACTTTGGCGAGGGCACTGCGGTCATCGTCAAGGACAAGGATGGCAACGACATCACCGGGGCGATCAGCGGGGCCAGCGTTGCCTTTAGCTTCGATTACTCAAGCAATGTGCAAGGCGGCTACACAGGCGGCACAGACCGCGCCGTGACGCTGGCATGGGGCAACCCCGGCAGTGCCAAGCCGGGCGTGTCAACCGGCACGATCACGCAGAGCAAGGGCATCTCAATCTCTGCGGTGGCTGAGTCTGACCCGAGCTACGTTGCCTGATGATCGCATTTGACACTGCTCGCAGGCACATCGTGCTCGATAGCGCGAGTGTCACTGCGGCCACCATCTGGTCACGCTGGGCCGACTGGCACGCCAGCAACCCGCAATGGCCGCTGGCTTTTCGGCTGGCTGGTGGCGACGATCTTGGCGGGGGCCTGTCAATCCCGCCTTACTTCTTTCTTCAAAGCGGCTGGCGGGTGCGTCCGATGGAGGCCAACCATTCGTTGACGATCACCGGCAACCTGTTCGTCGAAGGCGGCGGCATCCCTGTGGTGTCAACACTTGGGACGTATCAGGTCAACGTCAACTACACCGTGCCAGTGCAGGCGCAGGGGATCAGCACAAGCGGCAGTACCGGGCCGAGTGCATCAGACATCGCTGCGGCCGTGCTGACCCAACTGCAATCCACCACCATCCCGGTCAATGTCACGCAAGTCAGGGGCCAGGTGGTCGATGGCGCGGGCTCAGAGGCCGACCCGTGGGGGCCGTAGGCTAGGGCGATGGCAAACGGCGCATGGGGCAACTCGTGGGGCCGCTCCTGGGGCAGCTCATGGGGCCGCAGCGGCAATGCGCCGGTGCACATCGACTGGCCTGGGCGCAGCGGCCATGCCAAGTCAAAGCGCAAGGCCCGGCCCGTTAGCACAGCACGGCAGGTCGTGCCCGCCATTGCGCCACGCAAGCGCAAAAAACGCAAACAAACGCAAGACGAAGACGCCGTGCTAAACGCCTGCGCACTGCTGCTTTAGCCCGGCGCAGCGGCAAAAAGCAAGTTTCATTTTGCCCTATTTGAAACAGCCTGATTTTGCGAAAGTCAGGCCCCATGAAACTGCTAGACCTCATCACCTCCCCATGGGCGCTGCTGCCTGAGCAGTTGCGCGAGATCCAGCACATTTATGCCGTGCACCTGCGCGGCGACAAGATCGACATCCCCGCCATCGAAGCCCGCCTGGGCCGCCCCCTGGCCAACGAGCAGCAGGCCTACCAGGTGCAGGCCGGCGGCGTAGCTGTGCTCAGGCTTGAAGGCGTCATGGCCCCCAAGGCCAACCTGTTCATGCAAATTTCTGGCGGCGTCAGCACCCAGATGGCCACCCTGCAGGTGGAAAGCGCCATGGCAGACCCGCGCGTGCGCAGCCTGGTGCTGGCCATTGACAGCCCTGGCGGCAGCGTGTTTGGCACGCCCGAGCTGGCGGCCGCCATTCTTGAGCTATCGGCCATCAAGCCCATTGTGACCGTCACCGACGCCACCCTGGCCAGCGCCGCCTACTGGGTGGGCAGCGCTGCCAACGCCGTGTTTATTACCGGCCCGACCGTGCAGGTGGGCAGCATTGGTGTGGTGGCCAGCCACAACTACGACCCCCGCGCTGGCGCCACCACCACCGAAATCACCGCCGGCAAATACAAGCGCATTGCCAGTAGCACCGCGCCCCTGAGCGAAGACGGCCGCGCCTACATCCAAGGGCAGGTTGACCACCTCTACAGCGTGTTTGTAGATGCCGTGGCCACCCATCGCGGCACCACGGCCGATGCCGTGCTGGCGCACATGGCAGACGGGCGCATCCACATTGGCCAGCAGGCCATCGACGCCGGCCTGGTGGATGGTTTTGCCACGCTCGATGCCATCGTCAGCCAGCTTGCCGCCGACCCCGGCGATTTTTCCACCCGGCGCAAAGCCCGCATCAGTGCGGCCAGTGCCACCAGCGCCCAGTCTGCCGGTGTGCAGCCTGCCACCGCCCCCGCGCCTGTGCCGGTGTTGCCAAGCGCCCACGTTAACCCCCAAAAGGACATCATCATGCCCATTACCCGCGAACAACTTGCGGCCGACGCCCCCGAGGTGCTGGCCGCCATTCAAACCGAGGCCACCGCCGCAGGTGCTACGCAAGAGCGCGAGCGCATTGCCGCCGTGCGCGCCCAGGCGCTGCCCGGCCACGAGGCACTCATTGAGGCCCTGGCCTTTGACGGCAAAACCACTGGCGCAGAAGCCGCCATGGCCATCCTCGCCGCCGAAAAACAGCAGCGCAGCGCCCAAGCCGCCGCCCTGGCTGCAGACGCCCCCGCGCCGGTGCAGCTTGCCCCGGCTGCCACGGTTGCCGCTACCAACCCCGAGGCCGCAGCCGCAGACGCCGCCATTACCTGGCTGGCCAGCCGCCGCAAAGCCGCTTAACCACCCACACACCTGAAAGACACCCATCATGCCTAACTACGCATCGTTTGCCGCTGCTGGCAGCACCACCCCCGACAAACTCATTGCCGGCAACTCTGACCTCCTGGTGGCCCGCAAGGTCACTATCAGCTCGGGCCAAACCCTGACCCGTGGCGCTGTGCTGGGCAAAGTTACCGCCACCGCCGAATACGTCTTGAGCCTGTCTGGCGCCAGCGATGGCAGCCAAACGCCTGACTTGATTCTGGCCGAAGACGTGACCGCCACCGTTGACACCCCCGCCGTGGCCTACGCCCGTGGCGACTTCAACACCGCCGGGCTCACCCTGGGCGCCAGCCACACCGTGGCAAGCATCACCGAAGGCCTGCGTGCCAAGGGCATCACCCTTTTCAGCTCGGCCCTGTAACCCCACCCAACACTGAAAGCACACCATCATGAGCGACCTGTTGTTCACCTCTCACTACCTGGCCAAAGTTGTCCAGGACCTGCCCCAGCCCCAGCCGTTTTTTCTGAACAGCTTTTTCCCGCAAGTCCAGATCGAAAACAAAGAGGAAATCTACTTTGACATCGACACCGGCCGGCGCAACCTGGCCCCCTTTGTCTCGCCCGTTGTGGCTGGCAAAGTGGTGGCTGACCAGGGCTACACCACCAAAGTGTTCACCCCGGCTTACATCAAAGACAAGCGCGTCTTTGACCAAAGCAAAGCCTTCAAGCGCGTAGCAGGCGAAGCCATTGGCGGCAGCTTGAGCCCTGAGCAGCGCCTGATGCTGGCCATTGAGGCCGCCACCAAAAACCAGCTCGACAGCCTGAACCGCCGCCTGGAGGCCATGGCCGTTGAAGCCCTGCGCACTGGCGGCGTGACCATCACTGGCGACCTGTACCCCACCCAAAACATCAGCTTTGGCCGCGACGCAGCGCTCACCGTCACCCTGTCTGGCGCCAGTGCCTGGGGCCAATCAGGCATCAAGCCGCTGGATCTGCTTGAGACCTGGTCCATGCTGGTCACCGAAAAGTCGGGCAGCACCGCCACCACCATCGTCATGGACACCGAAGCCTGGAAGAAGTTTTACGCCAGCGCTGAAGTGGTCAAGCTGCTCGACCGCTTCCGTGGCTCAGACCAGCTCAACGCCACCGTGGTGGGCGAAGGCGCACGCTACATGGGCAACACTGGCAGCTTTGACATCTGGGTGTACAGCGGCTGGTACGACCACCCCGACACTGGCGCACGCACCCCTTACCTGCCCGCCAACACCGTGCTGGTGCTGGGCCCAGACATTGAAGGCACCCGCTGCTTTGGCGCCATCAAGGACGAAGCCGCAGGCTTTCAGGCCATGCCTTACTACACCAAGAGCTGGCTCGAAAACGACCCCGCCGTGCGCTACCTGCTCATGCAAAGCGCACCGCTGATCGTGCCCTACCGGGTGAATGGCTGCCTGGCCGCCACCGTCGCCTAAAGCCCGCCTGCCGCCATGTTTGCCGAAGACCTGAGCGTGTTTTTCAACGTCAATGAATTTGCCGTACTGGCAAACATTGACGGCGTGCCCACGCCCGTGTTGTTTGACAACGCCTACACCCGCGCTGATTTTGCACAAGTCAGCCTGGCCGCCAGCAGCCCGAGCGTGCTGGTGAAAACGGCAAGCATCGGTGGTGCGGCTCCGGCTGACATCACCCTGGGCGGCATCGACTACCTGGTGCGCGCCACCGAGCCAGACGGCCAAGGCCCGGGCGGCCTGACCCGCCTGGTGCTAGAGCAAGTCAACGCCACCGAGGCCGCATAAGCATGGTCACCTCTGTACGCGAGCGCATCTTGCAAACCGCCGCAAGCGCCATGGCCAGCGTGGCCGCAGCGCACGGCGCAAAGTTTTTGCGCAGCCCCCTGGTGCCCATCACCCGCGAGCAAACGCCCGCGTTGGTGCTGGTGCCAGAGCTTGACACAGCCCGCCGGCGCAACAACCTGGCCACTGAGCGCGAGCTGACCATCAGCCTGATCGCTGTCACCCGTCAGGCCGGCACCACTGGCAGCGACCCCCTGCTTGACGCCGATGCCCTGCTGGTGGCTGCACACGCTGCGCTGATGGCCGCCGTCACTGGCAGCGGCCTGAGCGTTGGCATTGCCGAAGCCGACACCGACTGGGACATCAAAACCTTTGAGGTCACCAGCGCCTACCTGCCTGCGCGCTACACCATCACCTACCGCACCGCGTGTGCAGACATAGCCACCCAAGGCTAAACCCACCGCAACCACCGCAACACAACCCAACACCCCCGAAAGAGACCCACCATGAGCCAATATGCAAGCTTTCAAGGCCGCGTTTACCTGGGCAAACGCGACGCCAACGGCAACCCGATCGAAGTGCGCACCCCCGGCAACGTGGCCGCGCTCAGCCTCGACCTCAAAACCGATGTGCTTGAGCATTACGAAAGCACAACCGGCCAACGCGGCCTTGACCTTCGCATGGTCAAACAAAAAAACGCCAGCGTGTCCATGACCGTTGAAGAGTTCACCAAAGAAAATTTGGCCCTGGCCCTGTATGGCACTTACAACCCCGTCACCGGCGCCACCGTAGCCACAGAGACCGTCAGCACGCCCCTGCCCACGCTGGGCGACCGCTACTTTCTGGCGCACCAAAACGTCAGCAATGTGGTGCTAACCGACAGCACAGGCACCCCGGTCACACTGGTAAATGGCACCCACTACACGGTGGACGAAGACTTTGGCGCCATCACCTTCTTGAGCGTGGCCACACTCACCGCCCCCATCAAGGCCGCCTACACCTACGGCGCCGTGACGGACGTGGGCATCTTTACCGCCCCGCTGCCCGAGCGCTTCTTGCGCCTGGAAGGCATCAACACCGCCGACAGCAACAAACCCGTGCTGGTCGAGCTGTATCGCGTGGCCTTCAGCCCGCTGAAAAACCTGGGCCTCATTACCGATGACCTCAACAAATTTGAGTTAGAGGGCAGCCTGCTGGCAGACAGCACCAAGCCGTATGACGCCACCCTGGGCCAATATGGCCGCATCACCCTGATTGGCTAAGCACCCCACCATGGCAGACACCACCCCCACCAGCCCAGACCTTACCAGCACGGATGCCAGCGACGCCTGGGCTGCCCTGCCACCCCTGCCCGATGCCGTGCACCTGCCCAGCATTGGGCGCACCCTGCAGGTCAGCCCGCTCAAGCTGGGCGAGCTGCCGGCCTTTGCAGCGGCTGTGGCCCCCATGGCCAGCGCCGTGCAGGTGCAGCTCAAAATGGCCGCGCCCGACTGGGTTGGCCTGGCCGCCAGCCACGGCGAGCGCTGCATCCGCGCCATGGCCATTGCAGCGCGCACCCCTGAGGCAGAGCTAGCCGACCTGGACCTGGCCGACAGCGTGACCCTGCTGGAAGCCATTTTGAGCAGCAATGCAGATTTTTTTGCGCGCCAGGTGCTGCCCCGCCTCAGCACCGCCACCGCACGCCTGAGCAGCTCGGGCAGCACCTGGCGCAAACCATCACCACCCTGACCCATGCTGGCCACCGATACCCCGACATCATGGGCTACACGCTGGCGCAAATGCGCGTGTTTGCCAGTGCTGCACAAGCGCTGCAAGACCGCCGCGCCCTGCACAACCTGATCAACCTGCGCCTGGCCATGCACGCTGACGCCAGAGACCTGCAACAACACATCGACCGCCTGTACCCCGACGCCTAACCCGCCAAAACCCCAAACCCTTTAGCGCACACACCACCATGGCAGCCAACACCGTCGAGATCATCCTGGCCGCTGTTGACAAAACCCGCGAGGCGTTTGGCGGCGTCACACAAAACCTGAAAAAACTCAAGTCAGACAGCAGCAACGTGCTGGCTGACCTGGGTGTGGCAGCGGCCGTTACCGCGCTGGCCGCCTTTGGCAAAGCGGTGATCGACGGGGCTGACAACCTGAGCAAACTTGCGCAAAAAACCGGCACCAGTGTCGAGAGCCTGAGCCTGCTGCAACCCATTGCCGAGCAAAGCGGCGTGAGCGTTGAGGCCCTGGGCAAAGGCATGGCCAAGCTGGCGCAAAACATGGTCAGTGCTGCCAACGGCAGCGGGGCCAGTGCGCAGGCCTTTGCGCGCCTGGGCGTGAGCGTTAAAGATGCGGGCGGCAAAATGCGCCCCACCGAAGAGGTGCTGCTAGACCTGGCCGAAAAGTTCAAGCTCATGCCAGACGGCGCGGCCAAATCGGCCCTGGCCATGGAGCTGTTTGGCAAAGCTGGGGTTGAAATGATCCCGTTTTTGAACCAGGGGCGTGACGGCATCGAGCAGCTCAAGCAAAAGTTTGCCGACCTGGGGCTGGAGATCAGCGGCGACACCGCCCGCGCGGCCGAGCAGTTTAACGACACGCTCGACACCGTTTACCAAGCCCTCAAGGGCATGGCGCTGCAGATCTTGCAAGCGGCCCTGCCGGCCATGCAACGCCTGGCCGACCTGCTGGTGGACCTGGCCAGAAACGGCAAAAGCCTGGCGCCCATCATTACCGAAATTGGCACCGTGCTGGCAGCCGCCCTGGGCGCCAAAGCACTGGGCACACTGGCCGGCTTTGCCGCCAACCTGGGCAAGCTGGTGAGCATCTGGAAAACCGTCACGCTGGCGGCCGCAGCCTATGGCGCCATCAAGTTTTATGGCTACAGCCAAGAGGTGGCCCGGGCCAGCGCAGACACCGAGCGCCTGGGCCAAGCCGCCAAGGCCGGCGCCGCAGAGACCGCCCTGCTGGTGCGCGCAGCGGGCGAGCTCAATGCCGACGGCGCCCTCAGCCTGCAAACCCAGCTCGATCTGGCCGCCCTGTCGGCCCAAAAGGTCAAGCAAAACCTGCCGGGTGTAGCCACTGCGCTGGGCGACGTGGGCAAAACTGCGGGGGCGGTGGGCGAGCAAATACGTGCTGCGCTGCAAGACCAGGTGACCCGCGCTGGCAGCACCATCAAAAACCTCAGCGGCGCCTACAAACAAGTGGGCGCAGACATCCTGACCGAGCTCAAAGGCCGCACCACCGAGATAGACGCCGCTTACCAGCAACAAGCGCAGGCCGCACAAAACGCCGCCACCAGCGAGGCAGACGCCATTGCCCGCACCACCCAGACCCTGCTGAACGCCGAGCGCGACAAGCTGCAAGCCGTCAAAGACGCCGCAACCCAAGCCGACGCCGCGTGGCAGCAAACCTATAACGCCGCCATGGACCTGGCCGTGCAAGCCGGGCAAGCCGAGGTGCAAGCGGCCAAAGACGCCGGCAAAGGCATCGAAGAGGCCGAGCGCAGCGCCGCCGAGCGCGTGGCCAATGTGCAGCGCGACCTGCTCACCCAAAAAGCCGCCATTTACGACCAAATGGCCAGCGCCTACCGCAGCACCGTTGACAAACTGGTGGCCGAAGAGCAGCGCCACCTGCAAGCCGCAAAAAACGCAGACGAACAGCGCCTCAACCTGAAAATGAGCGTTGAAGACCGCATCCGCGAGCTGGGCCGCCGTGGCATGGATGAGGCCGCGCAGGCAGCCGACCGGCAAAAGCAAATTGACGAAAAGCAGGCGCAAGCCCGCGAGGCCTTGGCCAAAGGCGACTATGACCGCGCCAAAAAGCTGGCCGAAGAAACCATGGGCCTCATTGAGCGCAACGCCAGCGAGGTAACCAAAACCGTTGAAGAAGGCGGCAAAAAAACCACGCAAGTCATCGTCAGCCAAGGCGAGGCCAGCACCCGGGCCATGGGCGAGATGCGCGAGAGCGCCGGCATTGCCGACCAGGCGCTGGCCAGCCTGGGCGACAGCCACCGCAAGGCAGGCGAAGCCGCAGGCCAAGGCGCTGAAACCGCCCGCACCGCCCTGGAAGGCGTCACCCGCGAGATCTCGACCCTGCGCGAAGCCCTGGCGCAGCAAGGCCAACTGGCCATCAGCGTCAACACCGACGCCGCCCGCCAGGGCATTGCCGACCTGCAAAGCAGCCTGCAGGCCGCTGAAATGGTGGCAAAAATACAAGCCGACACCGCCACCGCGCAAGCCAGCGTCAAAGCGCTGCAGGCAGACCTTGACAACCTGGACCTGCTGGCCAAGGTAGAGGCCGACACCAGCCAGGTCAAAACCGACATTGATGCGCTGCAAACCCTGGTGCAAAACCAAAAGCTAAACATCCCGGCTGCAGCCGACTTTAGCGCTGCGCGTGACCAGCTCAACCTGTTTGCCACCGACGCCCGCACCGCGCTGAGCCGCCCCACCAGCCACACCCACACCGTAGAGGCCAACACCAGCCGCGCCGAATCCGCCATCAACAAGCTTGAGCGCGACACCTACAGCACCCACACCATCCGGGTGCGCAAGGTGGCCGAAAACGCCATGGGCGGGCTGATCGAGCCGCTGCAGCGCTTTGCCGCCGGCGGCCAGGCCCTGGCCAGCGCCACCTGGGGCCGCATGGCCGGGCGCGTGCAAGGCCCCGGCACCGACACCAGCGACAACATCCCCGCGCTGCTCAGCCCAGGCGAATACGTCATCCGCGCAGCCAGCGTGCGCCGCTTTGGCCAGGCGCTGTTTGACAGCCTCAACTTTGGCCAACTGCCCAGCGCACTGATGCCACCGCGCGCCGCCTTTGCCGCCGGCGGCCTGGTGGCCGGCCTGCCAGACGGTGGCGCAAGCAGCCAAGGCGTGCGCGACAGCGTTGACATCAACCTGCGCATCGGCAGCCAGACCCTGCCCCTGCAAGGCAGCCGCGCCACGGCGCAGGCGCTGGCCGCTGCGCTGCGCGACCTCTCACGGGCGGGCCTGGCATGACGCAGCAAAGCGCCCGCGTTACGGTGGATGTGCATGCGTGCGCTGTGCGCCCGACCATCACACGCACGCAAGCCCTGCAACAAATACTGGCAGCAGAGCGCTGCACAAAAGAGGTTTATGACTGGCTGTCAAACATCAACGACGCCGCGCTGACCACAGGCGCACGCGACTGGCTGTCCGAGCTTGACCAGCGCGTTAGCGATGACGTGCAACAAGATGCCGACGATGCAATAGCAGACTGGCAGGCGTGTGAAGACGCCCGCTTTGCGTCTGACACCCCGCAGTCAATGCTGGTGCGCGTGTCAACCCGCATGGCCGGCGGCAGTGTGCATAGCACAGACAGCGCAGCAAAAGGCCTGCTGAGCCGCCTGCAAATCAGCCTCAGCGGGTCAAACGCTGGTGGCGGCGGTGGTGGTGGCGATGATGATGATGATGACCCATGCCCACCCATTGACAGCGAGATCGTATTCGAGTTTGACGAAGACGGTTTGGATATACCTGAAGATGTCATCTTAGATGATCCTGTTAAACCAGATGATGACCAGGATGACTCGAATGAAAACGACATTGTTCAGGTAGCAGGTAACCTGCAAATTTATATCCCAGCTCAGCATTGGAATCTTGGCGGGTGCCTTGGGTACTCAACTGGTGTTGAATATTTTGACTATACCGGTGGTGAGGCAATGGTTGGCCCAATCCCGGGGCAACGCACATACCGATTCCCTGTTTTTTATGATGAACAATTGAAAAATATTAGGTCTGATAACGATCTGGTGAATTCATTTTTGATGGAGTTCTTTAACAGAACAATAAAAATGAAACTCTGTGACTTGAGTATCGTTGGAGACAAAAAACTAATACCACCTCCAGGCATAGAATATGAAATGCCTTCTGGGGTTATACGAGCACACCCTGAAAATGCATCTGGTTTTATTACCATATATATACTTATCGAATGGCAAACGCCCGAGTCATCATATTCACAGCTTATTCCGATTAGTGCGCCAACATCCGTTGACAACGAAAGCGTTGTCGCTGGCGCATGGTTTTCACAGGAAAGTGATTATCTTGTCATTGTTCAGCCAAGGCTTGGAGAAAATACATCATTCGCCAATGCGTTAAATTCTATTAAATCTCAAAACCACATTGCAGGAAAATATAAATTTTATTTAGGGGTATTTGGAATTCTTGATGGACAGCAAAGCGTATCTGTTAAATATGATTATGAAAGCATAGAGCATATAACAACACTACGGTGGCAATCTTTGGGCGGTGCATACACGCAGCATATGAAATATACGCCATCACCAAAGATAGAAACAGAAGAAAATAAATATGTATATGAATCATCGTTTATTTTTGATGTTTATGATATAGAAGTAAACGAAACAGCATTTAGCTACATAGAAATGCCAATAGATGCTAGAAATAATAAGCAAACAATAACATTTGATCTTTCAAAAAACATAATAAACGGACCATCAGACAATGAGGAATGGATTTATATAGAAATTATAATAACAGACAATGAAACAAACAATAACCATAGGCGACGTTACGTCATGGGAAAAGGACAGAACTCGAAGCAAATTATAATAGAAAACATATTTGCAAGCAGTTTGTATTCAACTAGCAAGACATTAGATTTATATGTGACATGTGTTGATATGCGACTAGGTCTTTGGTCGGCAGATGGTAGCTCATCAATGGTAGTAAAAGATTTGTCTGATGTTTATTTATATGAATATGCAGGTTTATATAATTCAACACCGCAAGATATAATAATTGAGCCTTATCTTCACTATGCAGACAGAAGACATATATCAAGCCGCATTATTGATACAAACCTATTTGCCTAGCCATGATCACCCTTGACACCATCCCCCTGCCATCCGGCCTGGTCTGGACGGACGAATTTGAGCCCCACACCGTGGCGCAGAGTGCCGTGCGCACCCTGGCCGGCGGGCTGGTGGTGTATCACAACGCGCTGCAAGCCGGGCGGCCCATCACCCTGCAAAGCGAGGCCGATGCGGGCTGGGCCACGCTGGCCACTGTGCAGGCGCTGGCCGCGCTGGCCGCCACGCCGGGCAGCACGCACACCCTGACGCTGCGCGGTTTGGCTTACAGCGTGATGTGGGCGCACCACACCCCGCCTGCGCTGGCTGCCACCCCTGTGTTCAACCTGGCCACCCCCGGCCCCACCCACCCGCACCTGATCGCGCTTAAGCTGATCACCGTTTAACCCCCAGCCAAAAAAAGGACACCCACCATGGCCATCGAATCAACCGAGCTTGTCTGGCGCGCCGCCACCCTGACCAGCGACACCACCCCCGCCCAAAACGGCGGGCGCATGGGTGCGGCCCTCATGGTTGACAACCTGCTTAACAACCTGTTCCCCAACGTCACGCAGGCTCAGCGCCTGGCCGGCCTGACCACCTGGCGCAAAGACTTTTTGCACATTGCCAGTGCACAAGACATCGCGCTGCAGTCGGCTCGCATCTACATTGACGCGGCC